ATCAAGGCAGCACTTGGTGATGACGAGGCTCGCAGAGTAGTACGCGCAGCAGATGACTCAACATCAACAAACACTGGTCTTACACTTGCACCACACCTAAACACATTCATCACAGACACCTTCACAGGTCGACCAGCATTCGAGGCAGCAACACGCGCTGCTCTTATTGACTCAGGCATGAGCTTTACAGTTCCACGCTTGTACACAAATGCTTCTTCAGCAGATACTGCACCAACAGTTGCAGACACAAATGAAGGTGCAGCACCATCTGAAACAGGTATGACATCTGCTTATGACACAGTAAGCGTTAACAAGTTCTCAGGACTACAGCGCGTATCATTCGAGCTCGTAGATCGTTCATCTCCAGCATTCATGGAATTGATGATGACAGAACTTCGCAAGGCTTACGAGAAGGCTACAGATGCAGCACTTCTAGCAGCGTTCATCGCTGACGGAACAACAGCAGCAACTACAGCAGCAACAGCAGCTGGTCTACAGTCATTCATCTCTGTAGAAGGCGCAGCAGCATACAAGGGAACTGGCGGAGACTTCGCTAACAAGCTTGTTGCTTCAACAGACCAATGGGCAGCGATCACAGGATACGCGGATACCACCGGACGAGCATTGTACTCAGCACAAGGTGCAACATACAACGCAGCAGGTAACGCAGTAGCGACATCTGTTCGTGGAAATGTACTCGGCACAGACTTGATCGTTGACCACAACATCTCAGCATCTGGCGTAATCGATAACTCAGCGTTCTTGGTTGCTCCATCATCTGTATATGTCTGGGAGTCACCACAGACACAGCTTCGCGTTAATGTATTAACAACAGGCGAGATCGAGATCAACCTTTACGGATACTTGGCAATCTATCTTGCTAAGTCAGGTAAGGGTGTTCGTAAGTTCAACCTAACTTAATAAACATAGGTAACTAAGTACGCTCTGAGGGGTAGTAGCCCTCTACCCCTCAGAGTCTTTAGAAAGGAAATCATGGCACTCACTACAGTCGCAGAACTTCGATCAACACTCGGAGTAGGTACGCTGTACCCAGATGCCACTTTGCAGGAAGTGTGTGACGCTACAGATGCAGTCCTACTTCCGATGCTCTGGACTAATGTTGTCTATAACATTGCTCATAGCAACACAGCAACAACAGGCACACTTTACTTTGAGGATAAAGTAGAGAAAGTCTTTTATGTGGGTCAGACTGTTGTCATCGGTGGCAATGGATCAAAGTTTAATGGATCAAAGACTCTCACTGGAGTAGGCGATTACAACATCACCTTTAACATTACAGGCAACAACAACACTCCAAAAGTAGAGCATCCAGTCCAACCTTTTGGCACAGTAACAGCGGACACTTATGTCGACTGGGCAGAAGATAAAGCAATCCAGCAAGCAGCTCTCATGATATCTGTTGAAATCTGGCAAGCGCGTACTGCTACCCTTTCGGGCAGTAACCTTGTTGATTTCCAGCCAAGCCCTTATCGAATGAGCGCACAGCTCCTCGCTAAGGTGCGAGGATTGATCGCTCACGCGCTAAGCCCTAACTCTATGGTGGGCTAATGCCAGTAGCCATAACGACACTTCGCACCACTTTAGCAACTGCCTTAGTCAACAATGCTAAATGGCAGACCTTTGCCTTTCCACCTGCAACAGTACTTGCTAACTCTGTAATCGTGTCTCCAGATGATCCTTATCTGACACCTACAAATAACCAACACATTGGCATTAGCCCAATGGCTAACTTTAAGATCGTGATGACTGTCCCACTCTTTGACAATGAGGGAAACCTTAACGGAATAGAGGACACTGTAGTCAGCGTGTTCGCGCTACTAGCAGCATCATCTTTGACATATAATGTAGGCGCAATCAGCGCACCTAGTGTTCTCAACGCGGCAAGCGGAGACTTGCTTAGCTGTGAGATGTCCGTATCAATCCTAACGAGTTGGAGTTAATTATGTCCGATTGGGAAAAAGAGAACGAAGCCTTTCTGATCAAGATCGGACAGGTTAAGCCAGAAGCACCAAAGCCAGCACCTACCAAGAAAGACGAGGAATAATCTCATGGCTGTATTTCTAAACAATAATGTCGGTGTGAAGATTAATTCTGTTGATCTTTCAGACCATGTAACAGCAGTAACAATCAACCGCACATTCGATGAGCTTGAAGTAACTGCTATGGGTGATAACTCACATAAGTTCGTAAAGGGCTTAGAGTCATCAACTGTAACAATTGACTTCCTAAATGACACAGCGACAGCAAATGTATTGGCAACACTACAAGCTGCATGGGGAACAACTGTCACAGCAGTATTCCTACAGACAAAGGGAACAGCGGTTTCAGCAACCAACCCTCTCTATACCGTTTCTCTGTTGATCAACAATACCACCGACATTAACGGCAGCGTCGCTGATATCGGGACTATGTCGATTACATTTACTGCTAACTCAACAGTTGCAATAGCAACTACAGGCACATTCTAAACAACTAACAAAGGGGCTAACCATGGCAAGACTTAAGATCGTTCGTACAGATGGAAGCGTACTGGAGGGCGAAATCACGCCTGCTGTTGAATACAGCTTTGAACAGTTCGCTAAAAAGGGCTTCCACAAGGCGTTTCGTGATGACGAAATGCAGACTTCGGTCTACTGGCTTGCATGGGAAGTCACACGCAGATCAGGTGAATCTGTTAAGCCTTTCGGGATTGACTTTATTGAGACATTGAAAAGTGTTTCAGTGGAGGACTCAGACCCTTTAGCTTAAAGCGCGATCTTCCGTTCACCTACCTAATTGCTAGGCTAAGCATTAGGTTAGGGATCGCGCCACAGCAATTACTAGAGCTAGACCGAGTGATGCTCAATGCATTATTCCAAGGTCTTACAGATGAAGCAAAGGAGTCAGCAGATGCCAGTAGAGTTCGCAGGCGTAGATGAACTCCGCAAAGCCTTAAAGGCTTACGCTCCAGATCTAGACAAAGCTCTAAAGAAAGAACTCAAAGGGATCGCTGAGCCTGTGGTTAATAAAGCCAGAGGCTACGCACCTGCCCTTCCACCCCTTAGCAACTGGGGTCGAGAGGGTGGTCGATTCCCTTCATACAATGGCGCATCCGTTAAAGCTGGTATCCGCTTTAGCACAGCAAGATCGAGAAAGAACAACCGAGGCTTCTCCTCAAGTATCCGCATCGTGAACGCTACAGCAGCAGGTGCAATCTATGAGACAGCAGGGCGCAAAAATCCTTTTGGTCAGCCATGGGTAGGCAACAGCAAGGGCGCACCAGCAGGCAAAAAGTATTCGCACTCTATTAACAAGTATGCAGGGCGTGACTTTATAGCTGCCATGGGTGGCGAGATGAAGGGCAAAGGCGCAGACAAAGGACGGCTTATCTATCGCGCTTGGGCAGAAGATCAAGGCAAGACTCAGGATGCCATGGTCAAAGCAGTAATTAGAACCAATGCTCTTTTCCAATCTAAGACAGGCGGAGCAATCACTCGCGGTGTTAGGAAGGTTGCATAATGGCTCAGTCAAATATCGACATCAAGATTATTGCCGAGTTTTTAGGCAAGAGCGCATTTAAGCAAGCAGACACAGCAGCTAACAAACTTAATAAGACAGTCAAATCTTTAGGACAATCTTTCGGTGTTGCTTTCGGTGGAGCCGCTTTAGGCTATGCCATCAAGTCTACAATTCGTGACTTTGCAGATGCAGAGCGTGAGACTCAGCAATTAACTAACACAGTTAAAAATCTCGGATTAGCCTTTGCTGCTCCAGAGATTGATGCCTATGTGCAGAACATCGGTAAACTCTACGGAGTAACAGGCGATCAGGCAGTGCCAGCGATGCAGGCATTACTAACTGCAACAGGTTCAGTGTCACGATCTACCAAGATCATGAATGTTGCACTTGACCTTGCCGCTAGTCGTAATGCCGATGTCGCATCCGTGGCTAAGGATCTTGCAAGTGCCTATGTAGGCAACACTAAGGGTCTTAACCAATACAAGTTAGGTCTTACAAAGGCTGAACTTGCTGCTCTATCTTTTGATGAGATCCTAGAAAAGATTGGCTCTCAGACACTAGGATCGGCAGATGAAGCTGCTAAGACTTTAAGCGGTCAGTTAGCCATTCTCTCAGAGGTCACCAACCAAGCAAAAGAGCGCATTGGTGGCGGATTAGTTCAAGCCCTTGGTGGTCTTTCTGGACAGAACGGCGCAGCAGGTGCGGCAAAAACAATTGAGAACTTATCAGTTAAACTTACAAATGCTATAACAGGCTTTGGCTATTTAGTGCAAGAAGTCAAGGTTGCACAGCCTATCTTGGTTGCAGCAGGTATTGCGATCGGTCTTGCATGGGCTCCATGGTTCACAGCAATTGCGGCAGCAGGTTTAGCCATTGGTGCTATCGGCAACGCGATGAAGAAGAACACCCCTAAGACCCCTCTTAACACAGGCAATCTATTTAACCAAGGTAAATTATTCTTTCCTACTGGTGGAGATGCTGGCTACAATAAGCGCAAAGCAGAGGAAAAGAAAGCAGAAGAAGCAGCGGCAGCCCGCGCTAAGAAGTTAGAGGCTATGGCTAAAGCCTCTGAAAAGGCACAGAAGGAAAGCCTGAGACTTGCTAAGGCTAAAGCAATCTTTGACTTGCAGAAGATCCAGATTGAGGCAGCCCTTAAAGGTAAACTCTCTGAAGAAGATCGTATCCGCTTAAAGTTACTTCAAGCAATTGAGGAAGAAAACCTTAGTAATGTTGAGAAGTACGAGAAGGCATTAGAAAAGGCTCAGGACAAGGCTAAAGAGCTTCAAGCGGCTTTAGATAAGGTCAAGGCTGTAGAGGTTAAAGATCCTTTCAGCACATGGAAAGTAGATCCGCTTACTACTGCCATCACTGGATTAACTGGTGCACTTGGTGAAGTACGCACAGGCATGACATCCACCGGTGTTGCTTGGTCAACAGTAGCCGCCAGTATTGCAGCTACTGAAATTAAGCCCAACCTTACACAGTGGTCATCATCTTTCAAGATGGCAACGGATGAGTTCGAGTCAGCACAAGAGACTGCAGTTAGTTCGCTTACCTCAACAGGGGCAGCAGCCACAGCAGCGGCAATCGCAGCAACGGCAGCCCTTACTGCATCTAACAATGAGTCACTTGCTTCCATGACAGCAACAGCAACCAAGGCAGCAATAGAAGCATCTGCTGCTGCAACTACCGCGGCTAACGCTGCCCTCACATCTACCTCAGCCACTACTACTGAGGCTATCGGGGCAACGACTACCTCTGCTACAAACACGACAGTCCTAGCGATTGCAGAGTCAGGCTCTGCTACAGCAAGCACAATTGTTGAAACCTCACAGGCAGCAGCAGATGCATTAGATAAGTTATACAGCGACTCAACTACAGCTCTTAACAATGCAACTGCTTCGACTACTACAGATTTCATGGCTACATCTTCAGCGGCTCTAGATAGCCTCAAAGAGATCCTAGCGGCAGAAGCGGCTGCTTACACAGCAGCGGCAGCGGCAGCAAGCCAGCAGGCAGCAGCCGATGCAGCAGACCTAGCGGGCGCGGGTAACGCTGGAGGCGGAGTCAACATTACTGTGAACACAGGCGTGGGAGATCCTAACGCTATCGCAGAGGCTATTCAGCAAGTCTTGATCGATGCAGGTAACCGAGGCACTCTAGACCTACAAGGTATCGGCTAATGCCATGGCTTCCAGAGTGGCGTGTGACAGTCAACGATGATGTCTACACCAATGTTACAAGCGTATCTTTTGCATCTGGTCGATTAGACATCGACCGCCAGCCTACTGCTGGTTACTGCCGAGTACAGATCATCAACACAGACGGCTCACCTTTTACTATCAATGTCTCTGAGTCAATCACTTTAGAGCTTAAAGACTCATCTGGCACTTATGTAACTGTATTCGGTGGCGAGGTCTCAGACTTCTCTATCGGTGTCAGAAGCCCAGAGGAAACTGGCTTCATCACTGTCGGGACTGTACTAGGCGTAGGAAGCCTTGCAAGGCTCACCAAGGCTGTTTATAACACTGCCCTAGCAGAAGGCTTAGACGGGGCACAGATCGCCGCTATCCTAGGCAATGCCCTATCTCTGCCATGGTCACAGGTAACACCTACACAGACATGGGCAACCTATCCTGCAACTACCACATGGGCTGAGGCAGAGACCAGAGTGGGAACAATTGACTCAGGCTTCTACACCATGATTGCCCTTGCAGCTTCACCTTCTGCTAAGTCCAATACTCTGGCAGATCAGATTGCCAATAGCGCACTAGGTCAAATCTTTGAGACCAAGAATGGCAATGTCGATTATGCCGATGCTGACCATCGCTCTAACTACCTAGTGGCAAATGGCTACACTAATCTTGATGCTAACTACGCATCACCTAGCACCATCCGCTCAACTACCCAAACTGCTCGCATTCGCAACAGCCTTATCTATCGCTATGGCACAGGGTATGCATCGACCTACAGTACCTCTAATAACGACTCTGTAGCCCTTTACGGACTCTACGAGCGTTCATCTGACTCTAACATCAAGAACCTATCAGACATCGATGACATCGCCGCTAGAGAGCTTAACCTACGCGCCACGCCTAGAGGCTCACTAGAGACCCTTACCTTTAGACTTGACAATCCAGACATGCCTAGCGTTTTGCTTGACCGCCTTATCAATGCTTTCTTTGGTCAGCCTGTCCTTGTCCAGAACCTACCTAGCAACATGCTCGGTGGCTCATTCGGTGGCTTTGTGGAAAACATAGTCATGAACGCCACACCTACTTTTGTAGACTTAACCCTCTACATCTCAGCAACAGACTTCTCACTTTCAACGACACAATGGCAGACAGTCACTCCGTCCGACCTAATCTGGACAGGCGTGAGTGGTACACTTACATGGACTAACGCGATCGGAGCACTAACTTGAGCACAGTAACTACGAATTATGGTTTTGACATTCCACAGTCGAGCGACCTTGTTAAAGATGGTGCTACGGCAATCGCGCTGCTTGGTCAGGACATCGACACAGCTTTCGCAGGTCTTGTAGTCAATGCTCAAACAGGCACGACCTATACAGCAGTCAAGGCAGATGGTCTTAATTCTATCTGCACCATGGACAATGCCTCAGCTAACACTTTCCGCATTCCAACAGATGCGACATATAACTTTCCAATTGGTACTACTTTGCTTGTCTATCAGAAGGGTGTAGGGGTTACTACTATTAATGCTGTAACTTCTGGCACTACTACTGTGGTCAGCGCAGGTGCAGTTGCAGCAGCTCCAGTTCTTGCTCGTTACAAGTCAGCAGCTTGCATCAAGATCGCTGCTAACTCATGGATCGTAGTGGGTGCAGTTGCCTAATGCTCAATTCATTAGTAGGGATTATTGCCTCTAGTGGTGGGGCAGCAGCAGGAACTTTTGAGTCAATAGCTACAGCCAGTGGGGTAGGTGCATCAAGTATAACCTTCTCATCCATTCCGCAGACTTACAAACATCTACAGATTCGTTACATTATTGCAGATTGTTCTACTGCTCCAGGAAATGTGTGGTATTACTCTAATGGTGATAGCACAGCAAATAAGACTTTGCACGAATTAAATGGTACAGGCGCAAGTGTGGCAGCGGCGGCTGTTACTGGATTGCCGTGGAATAGAATTGGCTATCAGGCTTTTGCTAATGCTTATCCATTGGTGGGAATTGCAGATATTCACGATTACACAGAAAACAAAAACAAAACTACTCGTTCGTTTTGGGGAAATGATCTCAATAGCACTAACGGCTATGTAGGCTTAACATCTGGATACATTCCAATTACTGCAGCTTTCACATCAATTACTATTGGTCGAGACAGCGGCACTTTTCCCGCCGATTCATCTTTCGCACTATACGGAATCAAGGGAGCGTAAATGCCAGCAACATACGAGCCAATCGCTACCACCACTCTAGGCACAGCCGCGGCTAACATTACATTTTCAACAATACCTGCAACATATACAGATTTAAGAATTGTGTTGGTAGGTACTGTGTCAACAGTTAATAATCCACGCATACAGTTTAATTCTGATACGGCATCAAATTATTCTTACACCTATATGAATGGCAATGGAGCAAGCGCAACATCTGCCCGAGGTACTAATACTGTTGCTCTAATTACTGTGGGCAATATGGACACCACAATTCCCACAATGATTACAGTAGATGTCTTTAGTTATGCAGGAAGCACTAATAAAACACTTTTAAGCGCGTACTCTTTAGATAAGAACACCACAGATGGCTCAGGAAATGTTGGTCGCATTGTTGCTTTGTGGCGCAACACAGCAGCCATCACTTCTGTAACCCTTGCAGGTGGCGGAGTAGATTTCAAGATCGGCACCACAGCCACACTCTACGGAATACTAAAGGCGTAAAATGGCGAATACATACACACTCATAGCAAGCAATGTGCTAAGCACTACCGCTGCAAGCGTTACCTTTTCTGCCATTCCTGCTACTTATACAGACTTGGTGTTACGCATTACTGCAAGAGGTACAAGAGTTAACCAGACAGTTTACACATATCTACAATTTAACGGAGATACTGCAACTAATTACTCTTACACAGCCTTAGCAGGCGATGGTGCTGCCGCATCTAGCACTAGAGGAACATCAACCACTTTGGCTACATCTGGCAGAAACTCTGCAGCATCGGGAACATCTAATACTTTTTCAAGTCAAGAGATTTACATTCCCTCTTATACTGCATCACAAAGCAAACCTGTTTCAGGCATAGGAATTGCAGAGAATAATACAACTACTGCATACATTGAGGCAGATGCTAATCTGTGGCGCAACACAGCAGCCATCACTAGCATATTGATTTACCCAGCACAAAATGATTGGGACTCAGGTTCATCTTTCTATCTATACGGCATCAAGAACTCATAAGGAGCAACAATGACAACAGCAATCGAAGTAAACTGTGCAACAGGTGAGGTCATCGAGCGTCCATTGACAGCCGATGAAATTGCAGCCAATGAAGCAGCAGCAGCACAGGCAGCAGCAGATCGCCTAGCAGCAGAAGCAGAGGCAGCAGCTAAGGCTGAGGCTAAGGCTGCACTACTGGAAAAGCTAGGCATCACAGAAGATGAAGCGAAGCTGCTACTTGGATGAAGGTGAAGCTCTCTAAGGCTGCTGTCCAGTTAAGGGAGCAGATCGATGACTCATTCCCAGATCGTGACCGCACATCGGATGGTTGGATCGGTGATACCAGACACGCTCATCGCAAGTCGGATCATAACCCTGATGCTGAAGGTTGGGTTCGTGCCATTGACATCGACCGTGACCTGTTTAAGGGATCGCGACCAGACATCATGCCAGATCTTGCAGATCAACTTCGTATCGCTTGCAAGTCTAAGCAGGAAAAGCGTATTAGTTACATTATATTCGATGGACAAATATGCTCGCCCATCCTCAATTGGAAGTGGCGCAAGTACACAGGGGCTAACAAACACACCAAGCACATGCATGTCTCGTTTAAAAAAGCGGCTGACAATGATGGTGCTTTTTATCAAATACCTATGTTAGGCGGAGAATAATGAAGATCAAGCACCCTGCATACCTAGCTGCTGGAGCATTCTTAGCAGCATGGGCATCATCTAACTTTGAGGCAGATTACCGCGCAATCCTATGGGCTGTGCTATCTGGTGTATTTGGATACGCGAGTCCTAAAAAGTGACACAGGCAGATTTCTTCACCCTTTACATTGCCACCATTGCTGCATTGGGTGGCTTGTCTGGCTATGTAATCACACATCTATTGTCAGAGATCAAAAGACTCAACACGCGAGTTGATGAGATCTATAACATCTTGCTCGACAGGTAGCATTGTGCTATGGCAAGAAAACCTACTAAGGCATTAGAGGATCAAGGGTACTCAAAGCTCGATGCTTACTGCATTGGGCTACACGAGTATTACAAGTCATTGCGTAAGGCTGGCTTTAGTGAAGGTCTAGCCCTGTTCATGATTACCGATGTTCCATCCTATCCGCGCTGGATCTTGCCAGACCCAATCGAACCAGAGAAGCTGGGCGATTATGAGGATGATGAGGATGACGATTAAGCGAATAGTCGTAGTCTCGGACTTACAAGTCCCTTACCATGACAGGGTTGCAACCCGCAATCTTGCTAGTTTCATCAAGAAGTTTAAGCCAGACCAAGTAGTCACCATTGGTGATGAGATCGACCTACCACAGATAAGCAAGTGGGAAGAAGGGCGCATGGGCAGTTATGCCCAGACCCTAGATGATGATCGCAATGAGGCAGTAGACCTACTCTGGGAGTTAGGCGTTACAGACTGCATTCGTAGTAATCACACAGATCGCCTATATAACATCATCATGGCTAAAGTCCCTGCATTCGGGGCATTGCCAGAGCTACGCTTTGAGAAGTTCATGCGCTTTGATGAGTTAGGCATTACCTTCCATAAGAACCCTATGCCTATTGCACCTAACTGGATTGCAGTCCATGGAGATCACACACCCATCAAGCCACAGGGGGGCTTATCAGCCCTAGAAGCGGCTCGTAGGCATGGAAAGAATGTCATCTCAGGACATACTCACAGAGCAGGGCGATCAGCCTTCTCAGAGGCTTCTGGAGGGCGTATAGGGCGTGTCCTGCATGGTGTAGAGGTAGGCAATCTTATGGACTTTAAGCAAGCTGCATACACCAAGGGTGTAGCCAATTGGCAGCAAGCCTTTGCCATCATCTATGTTAACAAAGCCAAGGTGCAGGTAGATCTAATCAACATTGAGAAGGATGGCACATTCATTGTGTCTGGAAAGTCCTACGGCAGACCTAGATAATCGTTATCATTTCGTTATCTAAATGTGCTTGATAAGTCAGGCAGTTATGTCACACTAAGTCTGTAAGGGAAACTCCCGAGCAGATAGGGCTAACATGAGTAATCTAGATAAGCTGTTTATTATCAGCATTATTGGCATATTTATAGGCTTTGCTATTGTCATCTTTGATGTACAGCGCACAGCTTATGACAAGGGCGTACGCGATGGTTACCATCGTGGTCGTAGCATCAAGGGGCAGGAATGAAAGCCAATGAAATCCTGCTTACAGCAACAGACACGATCTCTGAGCGTGGCTTATCATACGGTCACCCTTCAGATAACCTGCAACACACAGCAATGCTCCTCTCAGCATACTTACAGACACCGATACATGACTATCAAGTCGCAGGGATCATGGTGCTCGTTAAACTTGCAAGGACTAATCAATCCGCACAGCACATCGACAACTGGATCGACCTATGCTCCTATGGCGCACTCGGTGGACAACTAGCAACAGAGGAGAACGACCTTTATGTTTAATTTAGCCGATTACGAGACAGTTGAGGTGAGACTTGAAAAGTTTATTAAAGATTATCCAGATTTCCGTATTGCAACAGAGTTGGAAAGTTTCCAGAGCAATAGATACATTGTTAAGGCTTATCTTTATAAGGAT